ATCACTAGAGCCAGTTTTTGCTCCAACTTTAACTTCCCAATACCATTTACCAGAATCTACTCCAATACCCACCATACCAGGAGAAAACACACTATTAGCAGTTTGACCTGTTAGACCTGCATTAGTTACTACAAAATCATCAGTTCTAAAATCTAATTTGTTAATGCTAGGATGTAAATTTGTTGGTGTATCTTTGTTTTGTATAATAGTTCCTGTTGTCGTTAAATTATTTCCATTACCACTTGAATCTAATCCCATATTAGAATCATTGTCGAATTTCATAAAGAAACCATTTGTTCCATAAGTAACTGATGGAGCTGTTTTTGGTATCCAAACACCATTACTATCTGTTTCTCCAAAAGTAGTTGGAGCATAAGATTGACCATCACACCAATGAACATGAGCCATTTGACCATCAAAGGTATTACCACCCCCACCATCTCTACCTAAATTATAAGTATTACCTGAATTATTCATTTTTAAATTAGCACCTTGAGCAGGGTTTGTTCTAGATGAAAAACTAGTTTCTTGAACTCCATTAACATATATTCTACACCTGTCATCCGCTGTAGATTGTGTTGTATCAAATCTAACCACAATATGATACCAAGCGTTAGTGTCTCTAAATAATCGATTTGTTCTTAAAACTAATCTATTAGTATTTCCTTGATAATAAGTATATGCTTCTAATTCATCACTATTTCTAAAAAGTATTCTAGTATAATTTCCAGAATCTTGATATGCAGACATTAGCCTTGGATAATCAGATCCACTTGTTTTAGCTCTTTTTACCCACGCAGAAAAAGTAGCTGTAGTATTACTACCAGATGAACTAACACTTCTTGATAAATATGCTGATGCCATTAACAGAATCCTCCAGAGTTATTAATACCAACAGTCACTTTAATTGACAAGGCTTGATCTGTAGTCTGACCTTGTGCGTCTGTTGCTCTAACAGTAAAATTAAAAGTTGTTTCGCTAGCAGGTGAAGGCAAAGTCCCTGATATCACCGCTCTATATGTTGATCCTGCTGGATTTGATGTTGTTCCAATAGTAATTCCTGCAGGTAAAGATCCAGATACAACTGATTGTGAAATAGTTACAGCACTGTCTCCAGTTACATCTATATTTTGTGAATAAGATGAGCCTGCTGCACCATCAGGAAGTGATGTCGTTGTAAATACAGGGCCATCAGATACTGTTAAATCTGATGAACTTCTAGCTGCATTACCATCTGGGTTTGTAACTAAAATTCTAACG